TCCCAAAGACAAATCAATATTGAAGTCAAACGAAGTACCGGAAGAAATGTTCACTTGTATTTCTGGATTAACTGACGCTAATAGTGAAATGAAGACAGTAATCAGTAAGGAAAAGAATGAAGAAAAGGGCCTAGTGAAAACTAAGAATAAAGTAAATCGAACCAGACTTTTTTTGAATTATCATGTTAAAGAACTACCCATTATGGATCATAACATAGCTGAAAGAAATTCTGAAATGATGAAAACAGTGATGAGATACAAAACTAGTTACAGGGAGGTTACCCGATTTCTTATAGGCTCTTGGTTGCTCTTCGCAGAAAAATTGATTCCACCCTTTAACATGAAAGCAATAATAATAATTGAAACAGACCAGGAATTAGTCGACGTTGCTGACTTTGAAGGAATAGAGATCTTACTCGGGAACAATATTCAGTCTTGCTTGGATTCATTTTATATGCGCTTCTACAAAGAAGACTTGATACTTTACAACACTGCTAACGAACTGCTACTGTTGATTGATAATTTTAAAATACCAAAATATTTTGCTAAATTAGATATGAATCAAGTACGATTGAAGAAAATAATTGAGAAGAAGTACATGTCTTTGATAAAGGCAGGAAAACTTTAATGCTTTAATAAAAACATAAGTTTTAATAAAAAACAAAACCAGTGAGAACTTACCCAAGTATAAATTGAAAAGAAAAGATAGCGACATCAAAAATCATAACAATCTTCTTAATAATAAGTGTACTCCTATACCAGACTTTGACAATGGACGATTTTATGAAGGAAAAGAAAATAAATTACTTGAAGACTCCTTACTTGAGAACCTTGTTAGAGAGTTACAAAGAGGACTATGTGAGTCTCAAAAGCACAATTGAAGCTGAGAAGAAAAAAGAAGCAAAGGAAATTGATGTTAATTATCCACATATCTTGACTGACCTGATCGAGCGAGACAGAGATGAGGTAGTTTCCTTGGAAAAAATTGGAACTCCCTCAGTAATCAGCAAGATTAATAGCCCATATACTGAGATCTCGGAAGAAAATTTGAATATGATAAAAGGAGATTTGTATCCAGAAAAATGGAATCCAAAAGCTCATTTGGAATTACTTCTTTTTCGTGAATTTTTCCTTTCACGTTTAGACAAAGAATCAGAAATCTCTTATGACTTGTCTCAAGATGGATCGATTGACTTGGTAAAAAGATTGTACAATGGAGGTTATGCTTCCCCTGAGTCTAACGTTGTATATAAATTTGCAAATACTTTGGTTAATCATGAGTTAAGTAAGATTGAAATGAATATGTTGGGTACACAAGAGATGAAATTTAATGAAGACGAAATCAGTTTAGATTCAGCAAAAAAATATTGGGTCCTGGATGTTTTGGAACATTTGAACAAGAACATAATGATGAAAGCAAGTGCAAGAGAAAATAAGAGAGATGCTCCGGATTCAATAGATTTTTATGAAGGCAAGAGGATCAAAACAAACTACTTTGGGGTGGGTTCTTCAATATCAAGAATAGAGTTTGAGAATTCTCTTCCTCCGTTAGTCATCTTTTTGTCATCAACCATATGTGGGTATTACTTTGAAGGAGAACCGAAATGTTTCATAGGAAAAGCTGAAATGATGAATTATTCGATGTACTTGGCTGATAATTTGTTGACTTTATCATTGATAAGAACGAAACTTTCAACAGAGGAAAAGAAATTTATGGACTATTATGTTAGTTTACTAGATCAACCTTTAAAAACAAGAATCGGTATGGGAGCATTATACGAAACCACCTGCTTGTTGATGTCTGATCAAAAGACTTTGTCATCTAGCATGCCAATATTAGATAATTTGATCGAGAGCATTGAGGTATCTACAGAACAAACAGAAACCATTGTAGAAGTATGCATTAGTGTGGGTCCAGAAACTTGCATAAAAATGTCTTCCTTAGGTAAAACGTTGATTTTAGCAAGTACAAATCCTAGCAAAGGACTAAGTAAATATACACAAAGGACAAATAGAGACAACCCTGTAAACATTAATACAATTAGAAGACTTCGTTCACTATTTAGACAGCGTGTTATCATTTCTTACATTGAGAAACATGGTAGAGTACCAAATCTGATAAGTGTTCCAGAAGATTTGGGTGCACAACTTGAAATGAAAGCAGCGGGAGGTAATTATCTAGGACATATGATTTCTGAAATCTCAAGATACGACTCGGTAAGATTAGGAAAATTCCTGGATACAGGTAAGGAGATGAATCTTCAATCTAGAATTATAGACAAAGCATGTACCAAAGACTCTTATGATAGTGAAAACAACTCTGAAAAAGAGATACAATATTACATTAGTAATGATATGAAAGAGGTATTTAAAGACCCAATTGCTATTGATAGAGACCAGTACAAAAGTAAAGAACGATTAGTAAAGGTAGTTCACAGGAAAGAGCCCTTAATGATGCCAATGAAAAAGTATCTGAATGTAAGATTATCAGCTAAAGAAAAAGAACAAAAGACAGCTGCTAGATTTTACGGTATTGCTTCATTCAAATTAAAATTATGGATCAGCTCTACTATGGAAATGATTAAGAGAGCAATGAAATTACTACCAGGGCAAATGATGACAATGACTGATGACGAAAGGAGATTGATAATGTTCAAGATGTCTGAAAAACTCCTTTCAAAGAACTCTTACTCTTTATTCTTAGATTATTCTGGCCATAACACATCTCAAAGACCTGAGAACACAAACTTTATATTAGAAGAAATTGCCAATATGTATGGTTATTATGAAGGAACACCTGAATTCAATGAGCTTACTTCATTATCATATGTTTTCTCAAACATAAACATAATTGTCGAAGATTCTTGGAGTGATTACGTTTATATTTCTCAAGGACAATTAGGAGCAATAGAAGGGTGGTTAGGTAGTCTTTGGGGAATACAGTCACAGCTAATGATAGAAGACATGTTCATGCAACTTGGAATGAATGATTACATTGGCACAACTTATTCAGATGATTCGTGTGGTGTTTTCACTCAGTCTTCTTTAGATGTTCACAAACTTAATGGAATAATAAAGAATGTGCAAAGATATGGAGAAGACATGGGATTAATAGTTAAATTGTCTCAAACCCAAGTAACAAATGGAAGATGTTCAATGTTGAAAGAACACTACTACAGAGGAAAACCTATGGACATGTCGATCAAAAAGATGATGTCGATCAGTCCCAATGGTCCTAAATTATTGGGAGACGAATTAGAGTCAGCAACATTAATTGATTCAGGTTATACTTCCAGTTGCACAAGAGCTTCAGAAATAGGAATCCAAACATTATTAAGAAATTTCAGAATTGTAAAATTATTATCAAATTCAACAAGAAAATTAATCGAAGATATCGATAATGATATTCTTGATGAAAGGTATCTCTCAAGTAAGAATAACTACGAAATAAGTATGAAAATAGCAGCTAAAAACTTGTCAAAGAACAGGCTATCCTCCTATATCCCTGCACCTAGATCTCGAGTTATTGAGTTCTATCAATTTCATGTAAAAAATGAGAAGGTGCTTGATCTTTATTTAATGATTATGTATTCTCCTTATACTCTCTATGGATATGCATTGACACCTATGCCAGATGTACTTATTTCAGGGTACAGTTTGTCAAACGTCAAGAGATTGGCTTATCTTCAAGGAATTCTTGGGAAAGAAGCTCTTATAGTGCTCTCAAAATTGATTAATCTGTCAGGAAATGCATTAAGTTACATAGATAACCCATTTCCATTTGTAGGAGGAAGAAAAGACACAAAGTTATTGATAAAACCCATAATAGTCAAACAATTGCCAAAAAGGGTAAGAAATCCTGAATTATTGAAATTGCTTTCACTGCAAAAAGATAAAGAAGAAATCAATTTCAAAACTAAAATAGTAGAAGTATTTGAGAATTGTTTTTCTTCACGAATTGCTAGTAAGTTCTATGAGTGTAGCATTTACTCATACATTTCTGGAGTTATATCAAAAGTTGATAATTCAACAACTATGAAAATGTTGTTAGGAGGCCGGAAAATGATGTCCTTGATAAATGATGCATGGATGAGAAATCACAAATTAAGAATAAGGCTCAATGATAAAGGAATAATGAACTACAATGAACTTCTTTTTGCTCGAAATCAGAAAGTCTTGAAATATAAGAATGATGAAGAAATTAAGTTGAATTTCTTAGAGATTGAAGAAATCCCAATCATGGGTAAAGTAAAATACTCAGAATACAGAAACATGATGCAGCCGATTTTCAAAGGAAGTACCAAGCTTACAGAACAAGGAAAGAAAAACGTTCCGCCTCAAAAGACTTTCTTTAACATCGCAAAATTTGATAGGGAACTTGGAGTAGACGGAATGTTTGAACACAAGCTGATTTTCCAAGCATATGATTTGGTTAGATATGTCAAATGGTTAATGATGGAACAAGAAAGATTCTCCAAAAAAATGAATGAAAAAGATGAACTGAATCTCACAAAATTATGTAATATGACACTTCATACTTTTACCGATGCTAGTTATCATGATCTCCAAGAACATGTTGTATGTCCTAAAGGTGGAAGATATTTTCACAGAGCCCTAACTAGTGGTTTTAATCCTAAGACAGGAGATCTTTCATCCAACATTTATAGTTCAAGTTATGATATCACAGGAATAGATCAATTGTTAGCAAAAACAGGAGGAGCTGATAACAATTTGAACATTCAATATCTTTTAATATATGTTAGAATATGTTTATCTTTACTAAGACCTAGCCCAAATAAGCTAAGATCTTTAACATTGACTAATGACATATATTTTAATATTAAAGATGTGACATTTTCTTTGGAAAATCTTAATGACCCAGGATCTTCTGAAACACTATATGAGGTGGCATCAAGAGACAAGATTCAAAGCAGGGGAAAGTTATACTACAATTATTCCACATATATTGAAATGGATGAAGATCTAGAGAATAAATTTATAGATCATGTTTCCACAACAAGACAAGAGTTCATAGAAAAAGAAAGTGCATTTAGGTCTGTTCATTCTTATATGCTTGACCAAATGATAATAAGCCCGGAGCTTATTTCTGATCTTATTTTAGAAGGATTGATTGGAAAGAAAATGATATCAAAAGGGAGAGAGCGTTTCTTTGATCAATTTTACAAGTACTACAAATCTCTTAATGTGATAGGTGCTGAAACTCCTGCAAGATCCGTGATCAGAGGATTATTATATGAGGAATTATTCAAAGTGAACCCAAAATCAAAGAAAGGTGAACTTTGGTCAACAGAAATCATCAAACATGGTTATTCATCAGGGTTTAAGGACTCACTTATGAAACTGTTCATCTTATCAACGTCTCTTTCTTATAGAATGTTAGATAAACAAAACGGAAAAATGAAATTAATTGTAAATCTAAACAGAACAGTTCAAAATAGCAAGTCAAATTTCGAGAGAATTAGAAAAGGAGAATGTCAATTTTACATTAAGGACAAAAGGATCACTGAAATGATACTAAACTCATTCCCTACATTGGGCTACACGTATTCAGATGTGCACCAAGCAGCAACAGATGTTTGCTGTGAGATCTCAGATATGGAATTTGAACAAGTCCGATTAGGTTCTTACTATCTCAAGTTACATAAAGCTGAAACAAACAAGATAGAAGGCATGGTTTATGGGTATGTGAATTTCAGCGAATTGGAAATTAATTATCAAGACTTACTTGACAATTTAGGTCTCGAATCAGCACTGAAAGGTTTCGAAACAGCTTGTTCATTGATGGTAAGCCCTGAACAACTCTCTTCTCCTACGTTATCAGCAGTTTACCCCAGCGCAAAAGGTTTATTGGATTCATTGATAGGGAATGGTTTCATCAAAAATAGTGATACTGTTATTGAGCTCTGTGGAGGGAGAGGAGATTTTCATCTTGCAATGATGGAAAAGGAAATAAAACACACAACTTTATCAAGAGAAGATGGTTATAATCTTGCGATGAGAATACCAGGTATGACAAGTAAAAAAGTATCATTCAATTGCTTCAGGCAATCAGATTATATACCATATTTCGATCATTCAATCATTTTACTAGACATCTCACACATAACTGAAAAGAAAGATTGTCTTAGTGGAATATTAGGTGATTGTATAACATCTAAGAAGAAAGTAATATTGAGACTCAATGGCTTGAATAAATTCTTGAATTATGAGATTTTACAAGAATTGAAAATGTACGAAATGAAAGCATATCTTCCTGTTTTAGAATCACCAGGTTACGTCTATTTGACAATAGATGCCAGTAAGAGATTAGAAGAAGAAAAACAACTGGACCGAAAAATATTCACTGATCAATTAGGTTACTCAAGGTCAATACTAACATGCTCATTGATTAATTCCATATCCATCGTTAACTTACAAGGTGTCATAAGTGTTCCTCCAAAAAAGGTTCAGGATCAGACCATGGAAGTGATAAGTGATGAAGTATTAACAGAAATGATACTGGAAGAAGATCCAGAATATGTCCATGTGAATCCTGAAATCAAGACCCAAGTAAAAACAGCTGATGATTTCAAGGATAATCTTTATGTTTATATTTCAGAAAAACTATCAATTAAGTATAAAAACAAATTGAAGTTCTTAGAAGAACGATTGATTACAAAAGGAAAAATTGAAAAATCTGAAAACAAACCTAAAAATTTAATTGAACTGGCAAGAAAAATAAGAAGGAAAGAAAGTGATACTATAGAAGTTGATTATAGAATGTTGATTAATAGCAAAGTAAACATTATAAGTGGTGTTACAGGGATGGACCACAATGAATTAGTGGAAGTGCTGAATGACGCGATGTCCGTGAAGTTCAATAAGAGAATGTCATTTGAGTGCTGGAAATTGATATTAAACCTCTCAGCAAATGAGAAGCTTATTGATTCTGATTTAATAGTAGAAACAATCAACATTCAAAAATTTAGAAAAGATGTAGATAGAACCATTAATTCTTCATTTGAAATTGCTTCAAAAGCAGTTATTTCTTTTAAAACGGGAAGGATCGTTGAAGGATTGTTGGCTGTTGCGAGATTAGACAATGTTAGAAGAAAAAGCATACTAAACCACAAAGATAAAACAACTCGAAACAACATATTACATTATAAACTATACATGAATAGAATAATGATAATATCTCAATCGATGTATGTGGAGCCTCAGTTTCCAGGGATATCAGATAGTAAATTTGGGAAAATTTGGAGATCTTTAGGTAGTATAGAATCAGATATTGATATAGAAAGGGCAAATGCAGCATTAGATTCAATAGAATCTTTGAACAAATTCTTCAAAGAAATGAATGATGAGTACTTTTCTTTTCTAAATAATTTCGATCTATCAGTAGATAACATGACTGAAAGAATTAAAGAAGAATGCCAACCTATAGATGCACTTGTGGATACACTTACAACTTTTGGCCTTGAAGTAACTGAAGAAGACATTGCCAGGAACAAAGAATTAGATACTTGGGAAAAAGTCCAAGAATACTGTGGTGAAGAAGAGCTTTTTGATGCTTGGGCCCAAGAAGACATTGGCGACTGGGGTGATGAATGATTTACTGTTTCGCGTTAGAACATCTTTAGATACTTACTTTTCTCTCGTGTGATCTGTGTCAAGTTTTATATTACGGTCATTGCGACCCGCTGGTTC